ACCCGCCATTTGTAATGCAGAGGCAACATCTGAAGAACAGATAATCATGTTACCTTTTCCTCTTCTGGTTCTCTGAGCGATTGTGTTTGCATCTCTCTCTAATTGGAACATAAGACCTTTGAATCTTTCAACAGACCATCTACCGTTAGAGTCTGTGTCAAGGTCAAATATACCAGCAGTTGTTGTATTGATTGCAGCATTTGAATTATCGTTGTCAGCAGCACCTGCTTCAGCAGTTCTATAAACTGTTCTTACAACTTCTCTATTGATCTCAGCTAAGATTTCAGCAGATAAGATGTTTGATAATTCTGTTTCAGCGTCTAAACCATGGATTGCTTTAAGGTCTTGAGCAAGTTCCATTGTGTATTCAGCCTTTAATGCTCTGCTTTTTGCAGTAACAGTAGATTTCTCAATTGAGAAAGCCATTTCAGCAAAGTGATTAGTTGAAGAATCACCAAGTGCTTCTGCATATGCAGTAGTCATACCAGTACCAGTTGTGTAACCAGTAGAAGTACCGATTGAGTCATTAAGTACAGCTGGGTTTTCGCCAGTTTGTGCTACGGATTGCCCACTTACAGATGATCCTGCTTTGTTTCTAGCAGAAAAGTCTGTATCAGCTTCGTCAAAAAGAGCCTCACCACCACTTTGAGAAGTATATCTGCTTCTCATAGCGAAAATCAAGCCTGTTGGACCTGACATAGGTTGAACGCCTGCAATATCGTAAGCGATAAGGTTAGGCATTGCTCTTCTTACTAAACTAATTAAGATGGGATTCCAATTTTGTATTGAAGAACCTGTTGCGTTAGTTGGTGCAGCTTCTGATAAAAAAGCAGCGTCTTCTTTTAACGCTTTTTCTTGGTTCTCTAATACCATAGAAGTAACGGCTCTTTTGTAACTATCCTTAACTTCTGGAAGATCAGGATGATCCAAAACGGGCTGCCACTTTGATTGTATTGATTCAGATAAAAACATTTTCTATCTCTCCTTTTTTAGTTTAAACTAAAAACCCTTACTTAATGTATGGGTTCTTTTTTGATTTACTAATTGCAGCAGTGTATGCAGCCATTGATTCAGATATATTACCTGAACCAGCATTTTGTTCTGCCACTTCATTAGATTCAGTATCACTCGCTTTTGCTTTAGGGTAGTAAGAGTTCTTTAGAGTCTCTACACTTTTTCTAAAACTTTCAGCGTCCTTATATTCAATTCCTTCTGCTAAACCTTTAAGTTTATCAGCTTCAGTTGCAGCCAAGTCAGATGAAACATCTTTGATAATGTCTTCTCTTGTTGATTCTGCAATTTTCTGATTTAACTCAACGTTCTTTTCAATAGATTTGTTATAGTCTTCTTTTAACTTCTCTATTTCAGCAGCTTGAGATTCAATTACATCATACTTCTCTTGTGGAACATTGATGTAATGTGACTCAAATAAAGATTTAAGACCACCGATAAAGTCTTCAGTAATCTCATTTCTTAAGCCTTTTTCTATTGCCAATTCGTTTTCTTTCATCCACTCCTCGACAACATAGTTTAGATAAGCATCCACTTTATCAACGATTTCTTCTTTAACTTCAGAAACTTTTTCATTGACTTTAGTTTCATATTCGCTTTCTAAATTCTCAATTTCTTCAACGAGTTTTGCTTTGACAGCAGCTTCAAATACAGTAGCAGCTTTTTGTTTAAACTCCTCTGATAATTCTTCGCCTTCAGTTAAAGCAGCAACATCTTCTTTCATGTTCATATCTTTAACTTTGTCTTTAGCAGTCATCATTTCTTTTTTAGCTTCTTTTTCTTTATCAGCTACTTCAGAAACTTCTTTTTTCTTCTCGTCTTCTTTGTCAGCCACTTCTTTCATATCTTCTTTATCTTTAGAAGCTTTCATCATCTCTTTTTCTTTATCAGCGACTTCTTTCATGTCTTTTTCTTTTTCTTTGTCAGCGACTTCTTTTTTCATTTCTTTTTCTTTGTCAGCGTGACTCATTTCCTTAACATCTTTCTTCTCGTCTTCTTTTTCTTCAGACTTGTCGTTTTTCTTGTCAAGGTATTTTTTAAGACCAGCAGGCAATTCACCTTCTTTTACTTCATCTTTTTTCTCATCATCTTTTTTGTCTGCTACTTCTTTCATGTCTTCTTTTTCTTTTTCGTCTTTCTTCTCGTCAGCTTCGTAAGCAGCAGCCACAGTTTCTTTTTCTTTGTCTGCTTCTTTTTCTGCTTTTAGAGTAGGCATAGGGTCAGCTGCTCCTGCACTTTTTTGTTGTGGGTCACCAGTAATGTGATTAACCCCTTGTGCGAAATCTACTTTAGCGTCAGTCGGTGAAGTGATTGCTTTGTTCATCACTTGTTGTACAGTTGCCTGTAACGACTTTGCTGGTTCAGCTGGAGCGGCGTTTTTAGTTGGCAAATCTGCCACAGTTTTGTTATCAGCCATTGTTCTATCTCCTCAATAGTCTTTAGTTGTTAATTATTGCAATAATTACACCATTCCTAACGGAATGTGTCAATTACTATTTATAAAATTACAGCTTTTTAAGAAAAGATTCAAAGATTTTAGCATTAACTTCAGCTATCTTTTCTCTTTTTATCTTTTCTTCAGCCTGTACTTTTAATTCTTCTACTTCTTGCTCTTTCAATATCCCATTATTCCAAACCCATTCTTTACCTTCCATAATGCCTTCTACAAAAGCGTCTGGAGCACTTGGGTCTGCGACTATATCAGCCGCGGTTGCAAGATAAAAATCGTCTTTGACTATATTAGCACCACCAGTATTTACTAGTGTGCCCATTCCTCTACTTGAAACACCTAATTTTGCACCCTCATCAATTAAACTTTTCACTATTTTTCCATATGGGGTATCTAAAATACGTGCTTCACCTATAAAATTACTGCCTTCTGGAGTGAGAGCTTTGATCATGTGCGATACTCTTTCTAAATTTACTGTCGGGCCATCAGGATGACCAAGTTCGCCAAAAGCTCTATTTTTTTGAATAAACTCTCTATTATAACGAGCTACTTCTTTTTGTAAGATTTCTTTAGGATAGATTCTTCCATTTCTATTTTTCACATCGGATTGCATGAATACACCTTTAATGGAATAGTTTTTCTTTCCATTAGTTTCTTCTACAATATATTCTGCGTTTGATATTTCTTCGGTAATTAATTTCATTTGTATCTATCTCTAATTTCTCTCTAATATTTATACAAATTATTATCTGAAAACCACTAAAATCGTGTAATTATCACCATTTGCAAAATTCTTTGTTGATAGTAAAACATCACCTGTTGGTGTCGTTGCGTTATTAACTATCTCGTTGCCATCTGCTCGTAAGTCCCAAAAACCTTGACCAGACAACGAAACTGCGGTAGCGTTTGTTGCACCATCCCATATCAATTCTACAGCTGATTTGCCTGATTGTGTATTTACAGACCAAAAGATTTTAGAGATTTTTCTTTCCCCATCTTCGGTCATAAAAGTTGTATTGCTAGCGTCAATTTTTTGTACTAAATTTTCACCTGTACCGTCTGAAAAATTAGTCATTTTGACAGCATACTTTACGCCTGTTGTATCTGTTAATACTTGTGTTGAAACCGTATCAGCCATATTAGTGTCCTACGCCAACAGCAGTAGCACTTACAGCACCACTTGATGAAATTGTATGTTTAGCATGTTTTTCAATAGTGATCTCGTCACCTGCTGAGTTTAACAATGTTGTACCTAAAGTTGTACTACCATCTTTAACCGTAATAGTATTACTACCAGCAGTAGCAACTATTCTTACAAAGTGTGCTTTACCAATATCATTGTCTGATAAAGTACCTGTAACAGCTGTACCTTTTAGTATAAATGTTCCCATTTCTATCTCCTTAAAATTGTTAGTGTTTCTTTATCAAAATAGTTCATTAAATCTTGTTTACTGACACCGAATTGTTTTGCAGCGTTATTAACATTCTTTTCAAAGTTTGCAATAACGTCACCATCTTTGTCAGCCATTCTAAACACCATATCAACAGCACGCTTCATTTTAGGCGTGAGTTTGTTATACTGCCTAGTACGTTTATAATCGTTTGCTTCAGTTATATTATCTTTTATAAAATTACTGAGCCACTTCATCACTTGACGCCTCTGGTGTTGCAGGAGTTTCAGCACTTATATCATTGCCACTAAACACATTTGCTTCTGGAGCGTCTGCGCCTACTTGGCCTGTAAATACCGATCTTGCCACATCAGTTTTTGCGTCATCTAAAGCAGACGAAACTTTATCTGCAAGAGCATTTTTTAAATCTTCTCCTGCTTGAGCATTGTCGCCTTTTTGTAACGAATTAACAAATTTTCCTATATTCTCTTTACTCATTATTTATCTCCTAATGTCGGTTTTTCTTCTTCACCACCATCCTCTTTTTCGTTAGGACTAATGGCGTTTTGTTCTGGTGCTTGTTCAGCACCTTCTTCTTCAATTTCTTTATCAATTTCTTCTTGTTCTTGTTCATTTTGTTTTAATATTTTTGTTCTAATGTAATTGTTAGAGAAATACTTGCCAACATAACCTTCTAATTGTTGAGCAAGTTGTACTCTTTCTCTCATCATTTCGCTGTGTTTTAATTCAGCAAAGTAACCATCTTGTAAGAAAGTATATGTTATATCTCCCATCATTGAATCCCATTCTTCAGGTGCAATAACGCCTTTTAAAATTAATTGTGTTTTTAAAAGGTCGTGGAATAACATACAGAATTTCTTTCTTAAACGACCTACAAATTTAGTAAATTTAACTTCATCTCTACTAATTTCTGCAGCTCTACCAAGATTGAAACCTTGACCACCTTCTAATCTACTAATAGGTATGTTTAGAGAACGATATAGTTTCTTTTGGAAGTATTCTATATCTTGTATCTCACCTAAATTCTGACCACCTGGTAAAGTAGTAATTTCAGTTCCTCTCCCACCTTCTCTACGAGGTAACCAAAAGTCTTCTAACATACTCATATAGTTTCGGTCATCTCTTATTTCACCTGTTGAAGCGTCATATACTAACTTGTTTCTATATCTTGCCATAACATCTCTTAAATATTGTTCGGCCTTGATTTTAGGTAAGTTACCTACATCAATATAGAATATTCTTCTTTCAGGTGCTCTAGCAATTCTGTAAATAACAACAGCGTCTTCAATCATTCTTAATTGATTGACAGGTTTAATTGCTTTATGTAAATAAGATAATACTTGATTATGAGTTTGATCTACTAGTCCTGATGGACAATAAGCAATAGCGTCTGTTGCTATTCTTAACCCACCTGCGTTTGATGTAGCAGTAGGGTGTATTCCTCTTTCGTTGAATATATAATATTCTTGGAATTTGTTCTCAAAAGCAAATGAAGATGGCATACCATCTGTTCTTTGTTTTCTTACTTCTCTAATTTTTTTGATTTTTCTAGGATCAATGTATCTTATTTCAGATATTCCTAGTCTTGGACTTTCTTTATCAATGATCTTATGATAGAATAATCTACCATCTACGTACCATCTTCTAAAGATGTCGTGGCCTTTTATATCAAAGTTTAATAATTTTAAAACTTCACTAAAAGACTCTCTAATTTTTTTCTTAACAGAGTCACTATACTCTATTTTACTTAAATCTACTTGTACAGATTGTTGATTTTCGTTTGATACAATTGCTTCTGATACTATATCCTCAATTGCGAGATCACACTCGGGATGTAAAGCAACTTCTCTATATCTTCTTATTAAATCTAATTCGTTACGAGCAGTAACATCAAACCCTCCATAAGACGCAAAGAACCCACCAGCAGGGACGGTTTGTGTGCCGTCCTCTGCTTGAGGTGGAACTATATTTTGTCTTGGATCGGTTGAGGGACCTTTCAGTCGCTCTATCTTAAACCCAAACAGTTCAGCCATAATTTAGTTTCTCCTATTACTAATACTTATAATGGTATTAAGTAGTAGTATTTGTTTCAAAGTATTGGTATCTATGAGTAGCAGTAAAACTTTCTACGGTATTATTGTCCCCATAAGATAGCGCAATGTCATCCAGAGTTGTTGGAAACATTCCTCTGAATGTGTATGATTTAATCACGTTACCATTTCGGTCTAACTGATCAACAAATGC